GTAGAGGTCAATGCGGGCGGCAATGCTATTTTTCATTTCAGGTATTTTAGCCATGCTGGTCTACCGTAGGTTGTAAGAAGATGGCCCCGTCCATGGGGCCGTTTATCTCAGCGCTTAGCCCAGGGCGGCGCAGCCTTCCCAGTTGCTTGCGTAGCCGCAGGTGCCGGAGTTGCAAATGCTGGCGCAGGTGCAACCGATCCGCTCACGGCCTTGTAGCCTTTCACATCGTTTTTGTCGCCCCACTGTTCATCACGGCGAACGCTGACCTTGATGGACAGTTGGCCGCCGATCAGTTCATCCGTATCGCGCACAGTAGCAAGGCCAACGGCCCGCATAATGTCGCCCAGTTGCTGGCGGCCGATTTCCTCCGCCTTCGGGTTGCTGTTGCGCACAGTCACGTTACCGAACACTTTGCGCCCTTGGTGCGTGGGGCCGGTAATGTCGTAGGCCATGCTGATGTACTGGCCGTCTCCGGCCTTCGTCGGCTTGAGGTCAGCGCTGGTAATGGTGGCGTTGTACCAGCCCTCGGGCAGCAGGTCATAGCTACGGCTTTCGGGAAGTTCTGAAATGCTGATAGGGTTGTCGAGATATGCCATGGTGTATTACTCCGAGTCGATGGTGATTGCGAACGATGGGCGGCCAGGCTGCACAGTGATTGCGCCAGCCAGTGGGCCAGTGATAGACGGGTCGGCTGCCCGCCATGTTTTCATGTCAATTTCCGGTTTCCAGCGGAACAAACTGGAAAGGTGATCCGACAGGCCATGTTCGGCTGCAAGTTCCTGAAGCATGTCGCTGTCAACCTTACGGGTCAGGCGGCCGACAACCTTGAAGCTATAGCCTCCTTGCTTGACGTTTTTGGTGCCGTCCAGATCGGCCGGTACCTCAAAGCGCATAGCAAGATGATCCTCGATGGCGCGGCGGCGCTCAGTGGCTGCCCGCTCATCCTCCTTTGCCTTTATCCACTCTCTGGCGAGGTCTTTGTCGGTCAGGTTCAGCAGGCTCATTTGCCACCCCCGATCTTGCTGATGATTGCGCCAAGGTCGGCAGGCTCCCATGGGGACAACTTGCCAGACCGATCCTTGGCAACCCACAGACCGTCGCTGTCGCACATGAGCGCACGCTGCGTATTGCCCTCGGCATCCTTCTCAACCCGCAGGGCCAGCACCTCGTCAAAGAAGTAAGGCAGCGCTTGGCCGGTTTTGTTGCCAGGCATCGACGGGCTGTACAGCATCCTGCCCATTTCATCCTGCGATTTTTCCAACTTGGCCGACATATATACATGCTTGCCGGGCAGGTCGCGGAATGCCCGAATGATATCGGTCATTTGTTCCTGCATCGCACCGTAGGCTTGCCGTGGGTCTTTGCTGGCCTTTTTCTCGGTATTTAGGCAGACCTCGGCAATCTCGCTGATTGAGTCCAGCGCCACAGACATGAAGTCATTGGCCTCAGCGCTTGTGGTCAGCCAGCGATAGGCTTCCTGCAAGGTCGCCATCGAATTGACCTCGATGTACGGCACGTCTGCATCCTGAATGGATAGAAGGCCGCCTTCTGCCGAGAGGACTACCGGCTTGGGTAGCGTTGGGATCAGACTGGTCTTGCCAGCCCCGGCCTGTCCGTACACCAGCAGCTTGACGCCGTTGGCGGTCAGGCGGCCGCTTCGTTTAAGAATCATTGACATAAGTTTTCCTCAGTTAAACGCCAGTCGGGGAATCCGGTCGGCGTGTGGTCAGTGTAGACCCTGATGCCCACTCGTCAAGAATGGGCATCAAGGAAACACTGATTAGAAAGTAATGTGGTTGATTGCGTTTTCGAAGGTCATGTAAACCTTTGCGCGCTGTGCGCGGTTGATTGCTTTTGAAAGGCCGGTGCGGCGTGCAGTCAGGTAGTAAGCCTTAGTCATTGCTACGTTAGAGTCGAGGAGAAGGAAGTTAAGTTCTGCCTTTGCGTCTGCTGCGGTAAAGCCGTTATCGCGCACCATGAAGCCTACGAAGGTGTGAGCCAGTTTTGCCATTTCTACTGCGTTGAACTTGAACATGCTGTTTTCCTCTGGTTAGTGCCGGTTGGGTGATTCCGCTTGGCATGAAGTAACTATACCTGCGGCCCACATAGACTGCAAGAAGTTTTCACAAATTATTTCACCTTGAAGTTAAACCCTTTGTGGTCTAGCCTGTTGATTCAACCCCAACAGGAGGCAATCCGCGTGACAACCCAGGAAGCAATAGACCACTACGGCAGCATAAGGGCATTGGCTGATGCCCTCGATATGTGGCCGCAGGTTATTTATAGGTGGGGCAAGTACCCGCCAATGGCCCGGCAGTACGAAATACAGGTCAAAACAAAAAACAAACTCAAGGCCGAGAAAGATGCAAAAAGGTGAAGCCGCTTTACTTTACGCTTCATGGGGCTGGCGGGTGCTGCCAGTCGTGCCAAATGGCAAGCTGCCAGCCACCCAGCATGGAGTGCATGACGCCACGACCAACCCCGAGGTCATTGCCCGCTGGTGGGCAACCAACCCGGACTACAACGTGGCCATCGCAGCTGGGGAAGGCTCCGGGATCGTCGTCTTTGACATAGACCCGCGGAACGGCGGCACCGAGAGCTGGGACGAATGGACAGGCACCAACGGCAAGCCGCCGGACTGCGCTATGCAGCTGACGGCAGGAGGCGGCCAGCACTATCTAGCCCAATGGGACGAGTCTATCCGATCCTGCAAGCTGGGTGAGGGCATAGACCTGCTGTCCAATGGCAGGTACTTCGTGGCCTATCCTTCGACCATCGAAGGGCGGCGCTATGAGTGGGAGGCCAGTTCTGATCCGATGGAAGGCGTCGGGCCATTTGCCATCCCGATCCGCTGGAAGATCGCCATTGATGCAAAGAAGCGCACGCAGCGCGAGGCCAAAGGCGTTGCCAGTGGTGGGCTGATCCAGGGCAACCGGAATGATGGCCTGACCAGTCTGGCCGGGGCAATGCGGCATTTCGGGATGACCGAGGCAGAGATTCTGGCAGCTATCAGCATTGCCAACGAAACCCGCTGCGAGATACCGCTACCATCCAGCGAAATCAGGCAGATAGTGCATTCGGTGTGCCGGTATGAGCCAGACTCAGACGTGGCCGCCTCGATGGCCCTTGGCAGTCAGGCCGCGGAGGCGCTGCTGGCGGCGGCAGACGAGCCGAGCGAGGACTACTACCTGACCCGTGCCACGTCGTTCCTGAGCCAGCCTGCGCCCATAAAATGGCTTATCAAGGGCCTTTTGCCTGCCTATGCCACTGCTATGCTGTTTGGCCCTAGTGGTGTAGGGAAGTCTTTTATTACGCTCTCGATGGCTTGCTCAATCGCTGCCGGCCTGCAATGGCACAACCGAAAAACCATTAGCGGAAAGGTGGTTTACCTAGCTGGCGAGGGCAACTACGGGATGCGCCAGCGGATAGCCTCATGGTCAAAGGCCAATAACATAACCAACCTTGACAACCTGCTAATCAGTAACAAGGCGGTTGATTTAGATACGCAAACCGGTGTGCAGCATGTCATAAAGGCCATTCGGCAACTGGCCGATCAGGTGGATTTAGTGGTGGTTGACACACTTAACAATCACATGCAGGGCGATGAAAACAGCTCAAAGGACGCCCGCACCATGCTGAATGCCTGCAACATCATAGCGGCTGCCTTCAATGCCACTGCCATGCTGGTGCATCACGTAGGCCATGGGGCAGAGCGTGAGCGTGGGTCTAGCGCTTGGAGGGGCAATCTGGACACCAGCATCATCGTAGGGAGGGACAAAAACGACGAGGATTTGATCAAGGTGGCGTGCATCAAAATGAAGGACGCCCCAGAAACAGAGCCGTTCTTTGGCAGGTTGCAGCCAGTAGACCTAGGTTGGGCTGATGAGGACGGGGAGGTTATACAGGGGGCCGTGTTCGCAATTGACGAAAACGTCTCGGCAGATGAGCAGCCCGAGTCAGTGTTCCGGTCTGAGATTCGCAAGATATCTAACGCATGGTGGCATTCTGGGGCGCAAATCAAGATTGATCTTCCCTATTTGTCCCGCTCTGACCTTGTGGCGTACCTGGTGCAAAACGAGGGCATCAAAGAGGATACAGCGAAGCAATACACCAAAGAGGGCAAAAAGGGACGGCTGATATACAACCTGTTGACGGCGCAAATTGTCACAGCCCACTGGGAGGGATGGGTTATCTCAGACCCTGTGGTTGCCTCCCAGTTGCTCATGCAAAAGCAAGAAGGTTAAAAAATGAACAGGTACAGACAGGTACAAAGTGGGTACAAATCAGGATTTGTACCGGATGGCATAGCGAGAATGCGGGTACAGACAGGTACACACCTCCTTAGAGGTGTACCGACCTGTACCCCTCGATGCGGTCAAAATCTGTACTTACTTAAAAAGTGAAACTATCGTGCAAGAATGTAAAAAATGCGGATCAAAAAATATAAGGATCGGAGTTGCTACCTCTTTGAGTGGGGCAACTATCCATCCGTACTATTGTGAAGATTGCGGGGAGACCAAAAAGCAGTATGCCAGCAAAGCGGAAGCTCAAAAGATTGTGGCGGCAGGCGGCTCTATCAAAGCCATTTTGACAAACACGCAGAAGCATCAAAACTATGCAAAGCACATTAGGCATTGCGAGGTATGCCAGTCTCAAGGGGCTGAGCTTCACCATTGGGCACCGTCCTATCTGTTTGGGGAAGACTCAGAACGATGGCCCAAAAGCTACTTGTGCGTCTCATGCCATAAGCAATGGCATCAGGTAGTAACCCCTAACATGAGCAACAAACCATGAGCAAGCTGACCAACGCCGAACTTATGTCCATCGGCTCCGGCATCAACTTTCTGGTGCTGGAATCGAAGATGGATCGCAACTTGGCTGAGGGGGAACGAACCCTCTCTGTCCGCTTTTCGCGACCAGTCCTTAAAAGACCCCTGACCCCTCGCATGTGCGACTTCATCCTAGAGTGGGCCAAAATCCACCCGCGGCATTGGGTGGTCGAGGTGACAGGGCATTATCGGGACGGTGATCTACACTATGACGAGACCGTCGAGCTGGAGGCAGTAGCCAAACTGGACTGGCTGACCGAAGCATACAAGGAAGCCATCGACGAGGTATCGAACTCTGGCAACCCTCGGCACCTGATCGGGGTGTCATGGCGGGCAAGAATAAAAACATCAGCCGAAAAGGCTAAGGCAAGACAATGAACGAATGGGGTAACGGCTATCAGATGATTGAGAGCCGTATGGATCGACCAGCCAGCACACAGACCGCGCTCAAGCAGAAAGAGGTCGAGCGGCAGGAGATACTGGCAGCGGTCGAGCTGTTCAAAGCCAAGGGTGGCAAGGTTACTGTCATACCCACCACCATCAGCAAGGAAGGCCTGTTAGGCAAAATGCGCGCTGGTGAGGTAGACTTAATTTCGATGGCCGACATTGCTAAGCGCTGGAAGCTGCCAGTTAAGACGCTTCCGGCGGTCATGCTGAAGTGGCCGTCGATGATGTACATTATGGAAGGTACACAGCGCGTATACTGTCTTGACGACATCAAGCGCGTGGAACAACAGCCGAACTACAGGCTGCATAAGAGTACGATATGAAACTGTGGGAACGTCTCCTTGCTGTCGGCGTCATCGCCTTGCTGATTCCCGTCACTCTGCTAGGCTTCGTTGTTGTCTGCGGGGCGGCGATCATCAAGACGCTGATAGGACCGCAAGAGAAAGACCCTGATTTCTGGAAGGACTAAAGTCGTTTGGAGTTGTTATGCCAAAGGGCGTTAAGTACGGCGGCCGAGTAAAGGGTACGCCTAACAAGAACACTCAGGACATTCAGGCCAAGCTCGATGCGCTTGGCTGTGATCCCATTACAGGCATGGCTGAGATAGCCGCCGAGGCTCGCGCCTCTGGTGACTTCAACCTGGCCGGGACGATGTACAAAGAGCTTGCTCAGTACGTCGCACCCAAGCGTAAGGCCGTTGAGGTTCAGGGAGACGTTACGCTTGGCGGTGGCCTGACGATCAAGTGGGCAGAGTAGGGCCGGCTTAGCTCAGTTGGTAGAGCAGCCGCCTTGTAAGCGGCAGGCCGTGGGTTCAAGTCCTACAGCCGGCACCAAGAATGAGGGGGCGTGCCATACCGCCATCTGACGCGCACCCTCACCGGAGCCTGACCGGACAACAGGCACCTATTGGAGACTTATGGCGGAAGTCATCATCCCTTACAAGCCGAGGCCATTGCAGCGCGAGATTCATGCGTCTCTCAAGCGTTGGAACCTGCTGGTCTGTCACCGGCGCTTCGGCAAGACGGTCTTTGCCATCAACGAGCTGATCAAGCAAGCCGTTAAAAACACGCAGAAGATGCCGCGTTACGCCTACGTCGCGCCGTACTACAAGCAGGCCAAGCAGATCGCTTGGGACTATCTCAAGGACTTCACCAGGCCAATACCCGGCATCAAGGTCAACGAGTCGGAGCTGCGGGTGGACTTCCCTTGGGGCGCCCGTATCCAGCTATTCGGTGCTGACTCGCCTGACTCTATGCGGGGTCTGTACCTCGATGCTGTGGTGCTGGACGAGTACGCCGACATGAGCCCTAGAATCTTCTCAGAGGTCCTACGACCGGCGCTGAGCGACAGGGAAGGGTCAGCTATCTTCATAGGGTCTGCGAAGGGCGGTACGCCATTCTATGACCTGTGGGAGCGGGTCAAGGATGAACCCGACTGGTTCGTAAAGGTCTACAAGGCTTCCGAGACTGGCGTTATCTCAACCGCCGAGCTGGAAGACGCTCGCAAGGTCATGGACGAGGACGAGTTTGCCCAAGAATACGAGTGCTCATGGACCGCCAGCATCAAAGGCGCGTACTACGGGAAGCAGCTCGCCGACGCGCAGACTGATGACCGCATTGGGAAAGTGCCCTATGACCCACGCCTGCCGGTACACACCGCTTGGGACTTGGGCGTAGGCGACTCGACGGCGATCTGGTTCTACCAGGTCTTGGGGCAGGAAATACGGATCATAGACTTCCACGAAGACTCCGGGGAAGGTCTGCCGTACTACGCCAAGATTCTCGACGAGAAGGGTTATAAGTACGGCGAGCACTGGGCACCACACGATATACAAGTCAGGGAACTAGGCTCAGGCAAGAGCCGGATAGAGACGGCCAAGATGCTCGGAATACAGTTCCGCATCGTGCCGAACCTCAGCATAGACGACGGAATCAATGCCGTCCGGAATACCATCCCTCGCTGCTGGTTCGATGCCAAGAAGTGCGAACTTGGCCTCCAAGCCCTGCGGAACTACCGCAAGGAGTACGATGATAGGCGGCAGGAGTACAAGCCTAGACCTCTACATGACTGGTCTAGCCATGCTGCCGATGCCTTTCGCTACCTGGCCGTGAGCCTCAAGGACAAGCAGAAGGCCCAAACTATCAAGCAGCCTCGCGTTCAGATCGCATGAGGGTTGACAAACCGTGTGCTATGATTACTGCAACCCCCGCTCGGAGCGACCCTAATGGCTGTCAGTCTCAATACAACACTGCGGAATAACCGCGCCGACCAGATAACCAGCTTCGCAGGCACCAGCGCCAAGCTGCGGATCTATACATCCGCTTACGCTACCCAACTGGTCGAGTGCGTATGCAACGCCTCGGCTTTCGCTGGGGCCGCCTCAAGTGGCGTGATCACCCTGAACGCCATCAGCGACGGCACGGCCACTGGAACAGGCACTGCCGCCATTGCCCGCATCTACAAGTCGGACGGCTCGACCATGGTCATGCAGGGTCTGACCGTAGGCACCTCGGGTTCAAACATCAACCTAAGCAGCCTGAGCATCACCACGAATGATGTGGTCAGTATCACGTCCGCATCGATCACGGAAGGTAATGCCTAATGGCAACCGGAACCGGGACAGCGACAATAAACTTTGGCGCGCACCCCGGCTCAAACGAGGCGAGCGTGACTGTCACTGGCTTGACCACCATATCAGCCACCAGCAAGGCGGAAGCGTGGGTGATGGCTGACGACACTAGCGCCAATCACACTGCATCGGATCATCGGTACTTCCCGGTGTTTGCATCGCTTACATGCGGCACGCCAACGGCAGGCGCTGGCTTTACCATCTACGCAAGATCAATCGAAAAATTAAGCGGCGCATGGACAGTGCGTTACGTTTGGGCAGACTAAGAGGTTATAGCAATGGCACTTGATACATTAATCACAGGCAGTAACCTCGACGCAGAGGGTAACGTAAAGGTCGCGCTGACTCAGACTGACGCCTACATGGGCGGCGCTCGGATTTTCAGCGAAAACGATGATGGTTCCGCAACCGGGACAGCCCTTCTCAAATCGCCAGAAACGACACTGGACTATCGTCTGCGCGTGGGAATGGACACTGTTCTGTTTACCGACACGTTTAACGCCACTGCACAGAACACCAGCAACTGGTCTTACACGTTCAACACGCTGACTGCCGCTCAACCAGGCGCAGGTACGGTAAACTTTTCAGTTGTTCAGGGTACAACGAGCGCCCACGGCGCATATATGCGTACCTTTCAGTATTTCAACTTGGTAGGCACTTCGCCGCTGACGTACGAGTTGACATTCGGCATGTTCACTGCCGCACTTGTCACTAACGAGGTGTTTCTTTCGGGCTTTGGCTTACCATCGGCTGCCACTACCGTTCCGACTGACGGGATATGGTTCCAGCTTACTAGCGCTGGATTGATAGGTGTATTGGCATACAACGGCTCTACGACTCAAACAGGAACGCTCAAATCATTCGGCTCTTTCACAGTTGGCCAATTATATAAAGCCGTAATGGTTGTTGGAGAGACAGAGGTAGACTTTTGGCTTGATGATGTGTTTCTCGGGAACTTGTCTGTTCCTAATGCCAACGGACAGCCGTTTTTGAGTACGGGTCTGCCAGCCTTCATGATGAAGTACAACACTGGCGCTGTATCCAACACCAACACCATGCGTGTATCTGACCTGACTATCACGCAGCAAGATATTCAGGCCGGAAAGTCGTGGCAGGCATTGCAGGCTATTCAAGGTCTGTCAGGCTATATCGGCGCAAACGGTATGACGCAAGGCAAGACCCAATGGTGGACCAACAACACTGCGCCAACAGCAGCCGCTGCTACTAACACTGCTGCAATCGCTGGCGCTACTACCCTCGGCGGTCTTGTTGCTGTAAACCCTACACTTGCTGCCAACAGTGACGGCATCCTGTTTGCGTTCCAGAACCCAGCAGGAACCGTAAACATCGCAGGCAGAAACCTTGTCGTATACGGTGTAACGGTACAGGGTGCTGTATCTGCTGCGCTGACAGGTGGCCCGGTAGTGTACGAGTACGCAATTGCGTTTGGCCATACTGCGGTCTCGCTGGCAACGACTGAGACGGCATCTTTCGCAACTGCCACGACTCACGCCCCGCGTGTCGTATTTGTTGGTGTCGAATCTTATGCAGCGACTGCTGCCGTTGGCGTAATTGGTCAACGCTGCCAGCTTATGTTGACTACTCCAATCGTAGTAAGACCTGGAGAATTCATAGCACTGACTGCAAGAAACATCGGTACGGTAACATCGGCAGGTGCAATCACAGTTGGCGCGACGTTTGACGCGCACTGGGATTAATCCATGTCACTGCTACTTGCACTAAGTAGCACCACAGCGAATGTCGGCACTCTATCGCTGACACTCGATGATGCAAGCATTACCTCCAACGGCGTAATAAAGCACGTTGGAGGGTTTGCTTTGACCACGGATGATATTTCAGTATCGTCCACTGGCATCATCAAGCACGTTGGAGGGTTTACGTTCACCTTGGATGATATCTCGGTATCATCCACTGGCGTCATTAAGCACGTTGGCACGCTGACCGTAGCGCTCGATGATATTGTTGTATCTGCCGCCGGACTTATTAAGAAAACGGGAAGTCTGTCGGCAACACTGGACGATGTTGTCCCTGCGTTCATTGGGCTGAAAAAGGCCATTGCTTCGCTGAATGTGACACTGGACGATGTCTCTTTCGTTGCAAATGCAGAATTAGTTGGCGAAATAACTGGCGATCTGCTGCTGACACTTGATGACATAGGCATTGCCACCACTGTCTGGCTGAGAAAAGCAGATCCGTCAGCAACGTGGACCGATCAGGCAGACAGCTCAAACGTATGGGCAGCCCAATCGAACAGCGCAAACACATGGTCTCCGCAATCTGATAGCGGGAACTCTTGGTCTGACCAGCCAGATAATGCAAACGATTGGACCGTACAATGAGTATTGCCCTAGTCCAAAAGGTAAAGTCCCTATCAGACGCCATTGAGGCCCTGACAGAACGCCTAAAGGCGGCAGAAGCTAGGCTGTCAAGCCTAGAATCAGGCTATACTGATCAGCAACAGCCGCTCGACTTACCTCCCAAACGCAGAGGAAGGCCACCAAAACATGAAAATGTCTGACGCAGAGATCAATAAGATTGTAGGGGCCGAGGAAGACGACGCCATCAACTTCCAGAGCCAGATCGGGCGTGATCGGGCCAAACTGCTCGACTACTACAACTGTCGCCCGTATGGCGATGAGGTAGAGGGCCAGTCGCAGGTTGTGACCTCTGACGTGTCAGACGTTATCGAAGGTATGCTTCCCTCGCTGGTGCGGATCTTCACGCAGGGCAAGTACGTCGCCCGCTTTGAGTCGGATAATCCTGAGTACGACAAGGAAGCAGACCAGAAGACCGCATGGGCTAACTACGTCTTCACCCGTCAAAATGATGGCACGCTCATCCTGCACAATATGTTTAAGGACGCGCTGCTCCAGTACACGGGCACCGTCAAAGTCTACTGGGATGAGAAGAAGGACGTAACGAAAGAGAGATACCGTGGCCTGTCGTTGTTTGAGCTGCAAAAGCTACAGATGGACGAGGAGACGGAGATTGAGGAACAGGAAGAACGTATCGAGGTCGCCCAAGGAACGCCTTTCACCGTTTACGATGTACAGGTCAAGCGCACAAAGACGATTGGTCAAACGCGCATTGATAATGTCCCGCCTGAAGAATTCCTCATCTGTCGATCAGCCAGGGATTTTCGTAACCCGCGTTTTATTGGTCATCGGACACCAAAGACTCGATCTGAACTGATCCTGATGGGCTTCGACCGCGATACGGTCGAGAACCTGCCGGCTGATGAGTACTACGACTTTGAGGTCAGCTACGAGAAGAATGCTCGCTATTGGAACTATGATGGCCTGATAGAAACCAACCCCGGCGACGCTTCACAGGACATCATCTACCTCGGTGAGTACTATGTTTACATGGACACCGATGGCGACGGCGTTGCCGAGCTCTGGCAGGTGTTCAGGGCTGGCAACGTCATCCTTGACAAGAACCAAGTGGATGAACATCCGTTTGCTGTTGTCGTTCCTATCCCCATCCCTCACCGCGCCATCGGATCATGCCCCGGTGAGCAGGTAGCAGACATTCAGTACCTCAAGTCAACGCTGATGCGTCAAGCGCTGAACAACGTCTACCAGACCAACTACATGCGGACCATCGTCAACGAGCGCGTGGACCTTGATGACCTGCTGACGCCTCGCGCTGGCGGCATCATTCGCGTCAACGACGAAGGCCCGATTGGGGATAGCCTCCAGCCACTGGCCGTCCAGCCCATTGCTGAACCGATCCTTCGCATGATGGAATATGTTGACGTGATGCGCGAAGTGCGTACAGGCGTCACGCGCTACAACCAAGGCTTGGACTCTGAGGCGTTGAACAAGACTGCGACTGGCTTTAAGGGCATCATGGAAGCCAGCCAGCAGCGTCTCGACATGATTGCTCGTATCTTCGCTGATACTGGTGTGCGGGATATCTTCCGCAAGATCATCAAGCTCAGTATGCAGTATCAGAACGACTCTATGCAGATTAGGGTCATGGGCACTCCGATGGAGATCGACCCTACTTCATGGCGCAATAACCTGGACTGCCGGATTGATGTCGGCCTTGGCTCTGGCGACCGTCAAGAAAAGATCGTCAACCTGAACGCCATCCTCGCCATGCAACAGCAATTCCTGCAACAGGGCTTGCCTTTGGCCGATCAGGCTAAGATGTACAACACCCTCGAAAAGCTGGTGGTGGAAGTCGGCCTCAAGGACGCAGCGCCATACTTCAATGACCCTAGCCAGCCGCAACAGATGTTACAGGCTCAAGTAGAGCAGTTGTCTGCTGCCGTCCAGCAGTTGCAAGCTCAGATGCAGAACCCGTTGGCTGAGGTCGAGCAGATCAAAGCGCAAGCCTCTCTGGCCGAGCAACAGCAGAAACAGCAGTTTGAGACACAGAAGCTGTTGCTTGAAATGGAGCAGAAGCGCAAGGAATTTGAGACTAACTACCTGACCAAACTGACAGAGCTTGAACTTAAGTATGGTCAGAACGTGCCGGGGGCGCTGGTATGAGCGAGGAATTGAAACTCCGCCAGGCAATGGCAGAAGCCGAGCGTGCTAGGCAGCTTTTAGAAGACCCGATGGTGGTAGCGGCCCTTGACGATTTAAGGAATACTGTCTATACGAACATCAGGACTTCCAGTTTTAAGCAGACGGAGGAGCGGGAATACCTGTACCTCCAGCTTAAAGCGATAGACGAGTTTGAGCGCAAGTTCAAATTGCGTATTCAGAACGGACGCCTTGCTGAGTCAAGGCTTGAAGATTTGAAACGCAAAATTAAACGAGTCGTAAATCTGAGGTAGTTATGAGTGAGCCAACCCAAACGGGAGCCACGGACATTGAGGGCGCGGTATCGCGCATGAAGGCACTGTTCAATCCATCGGAGCCTAAACAGCCACCCGAAAGCGAACCAGTTGCAAAAGAGACCGACGTAGAAGATGAAACGGAAGAAACTGCCGACAACGGCGACACAGAACCCGTAGAGTCCAAATACAAGGTCAAAGTCAATGGGGAAGAAGTAGAGGTCTCCCTTGACGAACTCCAAAAGGGTTACATGATGGGTAAAGACTATACCCAAAAGACCATGAACCTTGCGGAGCAACGCAAAGC